ATTAGAAGTAAAACAGCAAACGTTGGTACAGAGTGCTTCAAAAGTACCTTCGGTCATTCGGGCAGTCTCGTCAATGTTTACGGAAGCGATGCCATTCACAAGTTGGATGTGTCCACGGTAAATTAGATCAGCCTGTGGACCTTCTATGAAAGAATGGTAAAGATAGTGCGTATCTTTTTTACTTTCTAAAGGGTGTGCGATCTTGAAAGAGCCAGAGGATTTCGCAAGAGCGCCATATACAGTTACACCGTTATTATTTACGCGCAGGCGCTCCTCAAAAGTACCACCTGCACCTATGTAGAATTTAATGGAAGTGATACTTGAAGTGCCCTGAGACTTAAACCATAAATCAGAAAATGACCCAACACCAATGCGTCCATCATATGATGCGCCATCGCTATAGATAATAATTTTATCTCCGTTGCTGGTACCGGCAAGAGTGTTGCTTGGACCGGCATAAGAATTAGAATCAGTTGCTTGAAAAAACAACTGTCCCCCAGCGCTACCTGGAGTGCCGATAGAAAGAACTCTGGCTGGACTTTGTGTCCCAACGCCTATTTTTCCGTCTGATTTGATCGTCATCCGCTCCGTCGGGCTGCTCGCTCCGTCGGCGGTAGTGGAGAACACTAACCTGCCCGGCATATCGTTAACGCCGGGGGTGCCGTCTACAAATGCTTCAATACGTGCGGCAGTTAGTGCATTGGTGCCGTCGTAACCAACAAACGCAATTGCTCCAACACCGTCTTGAGCATTTACGGATTGAGTACCTGTGCCCCTTGCGTGCGATAGGAACAGGAAAGGTGAATCCGCATTTGCACCTTGCGTGTGCAAAACAGTGTTATTACCACCGATGACGTTCAGGGTGGCAGGAATGCCAGTGATAGAAGACGTGCCCACCAACAACCTGCCGGAGCTGTCGATTCGGGCACGTTCTCCTGCTGATGTAGTGAAAGAAAATGCTCCTGAGTAGGAACCGATATTGAAATCATATCTTGTTCCGCTGTCAAAGTTATTTGCAATATCTAGATTATAATTATTTAGTCCAATTAGCCTAAACAAGCTGGCGCCTGTGCTTTCCTGGACGGTTAATTTAGCACTCGGGGTACTGGTTCCCACGCCCAAATTCCCACTCGCATCAACAAACAACCGCCCAGTGCCATTAGTCGAGATGGCTACTTGATCTGCGCCGGGGCGATAAATACCAGTATTTGTGTCGCCGGTAAATGTCAGCGATGGTGCTGCAGCACTACCACTCGCAAAACTAGATACACCAGCAACACTCAAAGTTGAATCCAGCGTGCTAGCACCCGTTACGTCCAGCGTGCCCGGCAAATCAATCGAGCTAGTCCACTCAACGCCAGTGCCAGCGGCATCGGTCTGGATCAACTGGCGAGCAGAGCCATCCTGTAATTTGCTGACAGGCAGTTCGTCGGCAACAATGCCAACCCAAGTGCTGCCATTCCATACCTTCATCTGGGCGGGTGACACACTTGTGTCGAGCCACTGCTCACCCAGATAGTTACCGGTGCTGCCGCCCGATGCAGGAACGCTGTTCGGTGCTGTAGTCCCAACATGGACAGGACCGACTTTTACGATCCCGGTGCCAGCGGAATCCTTAAAAAACAGACCGGGGCTTGCGGTATTCGTGTTGATCGCAAGTTGACCATCCGCAATCGAAGTCGTCGGACGCTTATTTGCGGTGCTGCTGCGCAGATGCTTGTACGTAGCCATGCCTTAACTCCCTGCGGGACGGCGTTACCGGCACAGTCTAGTATTCGCCTTCGTCAATCTCAAACTCGTATTCAGCCAAAATTTCCGTGATCGTTTTGTATTGCACGTAATAATCAGCATTGCTGACTTTTACAAGCAGCTCACCTAAAGCCCCGCCCTTGGGCAGGTTTTCGCCGTTGTAATTAAAGCCAGACATGCCACTGCTCAGTAGGTGCCTTCATCAACGACACCGACTGCCATAGCGCCAGTGCTGTTGTCAACCGTGATCTCAGTGGTTTCCAGCACAATGCCCAGCGTGGATGGAGTAGCAATTTGCACCCGGCCCCATAAAGTCGTCAGTGCTGCGCCAGCGTCAGCCACGCCAGTCATTGCTGGTGACAGAGCGCTGCCGTCGAACGTTACGTCCTCAGCGTCAATCACGCTGATGCCAGCGCCCACCAAGTTGACGTGAGTCCAAGTAGTGCCTTGACCTTGGCTGAGGATCCAGTCGCCAACATCAAGCGAAACAGCAGGTGCGGGTGAAGTGCCTGTTCCCGCAGTTGTCACCAGCAGATACACACCAGCGCTGGCGGCGGTTGGTGCCGTCAAGGAAGATCCAACGGTCAAGCCGGATTCCGCGCCGTAGTTGTTCAGACTTGCGACGACGTTTGTATCAGCGTTATATGTGCCTCCAAATCGAAGGTTTGCCTGTGCCCCAAATTCGTTATTGAGTGGCAGGTAATAACCTTGAGCCGGAGAAACTTGGCCAACCCAGACGTAAGCGGTACGGTCAGTTGGGTTAATCCAGAGTTGACCCGCGAATTCTGGTGTCGGTTGAACGCTACTGACTTGGGCAATACCGTAATCGGCAAGTTGCTCAGCCGTAACGCTGTTGGCCGCTAGGCGAGCGCTTGCGAATGTACCAGTTGTAATCTTTGACGCATCAAGCTCAGGAATATCGGTCGGGTCAAGACTGATTGCGGCAACAATGTGACCTTGACCGTCATAAGTAACTTTGGCCGCGCTTCCAGGCGTAATCGAGTTGCTGTGATTAAGGTTGCCACCAACATCAACGCCTAAGCCGCTACCCGGCTGAACCACACCAACACTGCTTGCCGTGGCGAGTGGCACATCAGCTGCAATGATCGTGCGGCCAGCAGTTACAAGACCGTTGGCGTCGTATTGAACGATGTGATAATCACTGGCTTCTGCGGTGACGGTGTTATCAATGGCGATCGTGTCGCCGCTTAGCGTCAAGCCGTTCCCGTTGACGACAACAGCACCTTTTGCACTGGTGGTAGCAGTCGGTAGGTCGCCAGCGGCAATCGTGCGATAACCGACAGAACCAGCCGCAGCGGTTGGACCAGCAAGGAATTGTGCTGCAGCACTGGTGTTGTCCAGCGTGGTGCTGATCGTGACCGTATCGCCAACGGTGCTGACGCTGATATTGACGACACCGGCAGAGCTGCCGACAACACTGTTGACGCTACCGGCGGCTTTGACGCTGACCCAAGTGCTGCCGTTCCAGCAGTAGATCTTGCTGTCGTCAGTGTCCAGTGCGATCTGACCGACAAACGCGCCAGAAGCGGGCAGCGTCGTAACAAGGTCAACGCTGGATTCATCAGCCAGTTTTGCGGCTGTTACTGCGTCGGCAGCAAGTTGAGTGGTGTCGACGGCACCGTCTTCAAGCGCAGTACCCGCAATCTCTTGACTGCCAAACAGGATCTTGACGCCAGGGATGGTGGCATCAGCAATCAGCGTGACGGCTTTCCCTAGCCAGTCAGTGACCGTAATTTTCTTGGTTTCACTAGCACTGACATCGGCGACCGCCAGCAGATCGGCAGCAACCAGATCAGCACTTGAAAGCGCTGCTAGTTCCGTGATTCTGAGGTCGGCCATTGCGATGTGCTAGCTACGGGGCGGTGCCCGGATGCAGTCTAGGCGCTAGTCAGACTGCTCCAGAAGCAAGAAAGAGGTGTCGCTTTGCTCTAGTTTAATTTTGTCTCCTGATTCTTGCAGCAAGTATTGCGTTGTCTTTGTTTTTGCCCTCAGTCTTACCGGACCAGTTGTGATGAAGTCAATCGCACTGGTAATGATGCTGCCGGAGGCAAAGCTTGTAGCGCTTGACGTAATTAGAGCATCGAATTCCCACCATAGTTCGTCATTGATCTGCGTGGACTCAAACGATCCGGCAGCGGCTCGCGTGTTTGGGCTTTTAATGTAAAATTTTCCGTGAAATGATGAGCCAACTTCTGTGCGCAATACAAGCTGCATTAAATAATTAACTGGTTCGCTGTCGTCGGTGCGAATGTAATCCCATTCGGCAGTAAGCCTGCCGCTGCCGCTGATCAATCCACTATATTGCTGCCGATATTCATCGCTCAAGGCAGTAACATCAACGCTTTCGCGATTGGTGTTAATTTCGTAGTCATTTATGCAGCCAAGCATTCGTGGAGTTGCGCTGACAACTGTTGCAAGAATTGGAATATTCCGGGCGATTGTTGCAAGCGACACAAGGCCGGCGGAGCTACCTTCCAAGCTGTCGTCGAAATTATCGTAAAGTCTAATACCACCCAGCTCATCAATAAAAACGTACCAAGCGCCACTAGATTGAACTGTATTGCTGGCCCATCCGCTAGCCGAAATGAAATCAAGATTAGTGCCATCGGTTGTTTTAAGCTCAACGCGATCACCCGAAATTAAATAAGACGGATCAAAGTCAAAGCTGAAGCGATCGCGATCTGGATTGACATCTGAAGGATTAACGATCGACTCCTTGCCGCCCTCTAGTGACAAGCGTGTCAGTTCGATGTTGCCAACATTGCCGAGATAAACGCCCATTAGATCGTCACCGTCGTAAGCGCACCAGTGCCTTGGAAGCTGATCTGCGCTGAACTAACTTCGCCAACACTGGCGCCAAAGCTCACGCTGGTGATGTACGCGGTAAGGCGAACATCGTGATTGCTACTGCCTTCCACAAGCCGCAGTCTCAAATCCACAGTATCCGATTCGGTAACTGCGCCAATCTTCAAAACCTTTTTCAGTGCCGTTGCGGCATCGTTGCGGCCGGTGCCATCGTTGTAATACAGCAGTGTGGCGCTGCCGTTAAACTCCTGCACACCAGGCACGTAGGTGCGTTGACTATCGCCCAAGCTGGTGGTTTCCAGCGTCTCAAGGTTGCCGGTCATAGACCAGTTAGTGACCTTGATTTGCTCGGTGCCGTCAAGCAGCAGGCGACCGTCACGTCCGGTATAGACCTTTGCCATCAGATCACCGCCACTAAGTTCACTGTAACGCTACTGCGACCAGGACGTACTGCCCTTACAGAAGGCTCGGACTCATAGCGCCACTTCGCCCCGGTCGGCGCATCAATACTCGCGGCAGTACCAGTCCAGCCTGTACGTACAGCGTCCGGCAAATCAAAAGTGCGCAGCGTTCCAATCTGTGCGGCGTAATCGTCAAGAAATAGCTGGGCGTTTGCGTCGCTGATGTTGTCGTACCCCAAGCTGATCTTGGCGTTAGTCCGTTGACTGCCGTACAAAATGCGCACCTCAGCGCCAGATTGCGAATTAAAACGCTTGATTGGCCAGTCGCCCGGACTGAAATCGCGGCTGGTGGGTTGCAACGTAGGAAATGCCATCACTCAAGCACCCGGAAAGCAGCTTCGTTCAGCACGTCCTTTGCAACAATGCTAGCCCCCGTACTATCGACGGGCACCTCCACAGCACTGACGTTGACCAGTCCATCCTCGTCAAGTGTCAGCTGCTCCACTTGATAGACGTTTTTGTTGATTGTCGTGCTAAGCAGTGTGAACAGGCAACCGTACACGGTTGAATCAGTGACGCTGCCACCGCTGATTGTGATTTCTTTTTCGGATACCTCAGATGTTGCTGGGTTGTAAATCAACGCGGTGTAGGTGCCATCGTCGATCGTGCTAATGCTGACCAGTGTTCCAGCGTCCTGGATTGCACCGTTGGCCGCAGCGTTGTAGCTGGTAGCAGCAGTGATGACGCGAATGTAAGAGCCGGGTTGGATGCCAAGCGAATCAGGCACCGTTTTGAAGCTGACGGTATGCGTAACGCGCCGGCGAACACTCAACAGGAACCGAGCAGT